TCCACCCCCCCGATAGAAGGCAATTCCATCTCGAACACTTTTACGACGACAGTCGGTGTGGGCGGCGGTACGCTAAATCCCCCCCTGTCCGCGCTCGCTATTATTTATAGCACGAGCCTCTAATGGCATTAAAACAATCGTTGTTCCTCATCATCCATCGAGTAGTTACACACCATCCACTCCTCTTGCATTCGCCTAGATGTCTTTGAGGCTGATATAAATCTTTCAATCCTATGTGTTATCCATCCATTGCGCTCAGCGTATTCGGCGATCTTTTCGTGAGGAAACATAGTCAGCATAAACTTACCCTTGACTTGCGTGAGCAAGTCGAGGAGCTGACCTAGGTCAGCGTCACCAAAAACACCTTCATAATGTCCGCAATCACTTCCTACGTATGGAGGATCAACGAAATGAAATGTGTCCTTGCTATCGTAGGTATCAATCACTTCAAAAGCATGTCTACTCTCGATAGTCACACTCTCTAAGCGTGTTGCCAGGTGCTGAGCAAATTCCTCCTTAGCGTTTCGTACCTTCTTGGGGATACCACCTCCAAAGTCATAGCCAAAAGTACCATCAAGCATTGACGCAAAGGACATCTTAGACAATGCCCACACTGCCCACGCTCTATCGACGTGGTCAAAGAACTCAGGGTAAGCTAAGATATGACCAGCATGAGCGTGCATATCTCTACTATGCAATGTTGCATCAATCTTGCGCTTTAAGGACTCATAATCGCACTGCAAGGTGTTATAAAAGTTCACGAGGTGCATGTTAATGTCATTTATTATCTCGGCGTCTACAGGTCTTTTAGCGAAGAAGACGGCCGCTCCCCCACAAAAGGCTTCTGTATAGAGCTTGTGCTGAGGAATAAGAGGTAAAATATGCTTAAGCATCGTCTGCTTACCTCCGTAATACGTTATTGGAGTTTTCATACTATCTAATATTATTAATTATCTTTGTGGTATCTCACTACATATAAGGACGCCAAGGCGTGGAAAAGAGCAATTAAGCCCCTATCCACACGCCTTGGCGTCCTTATAAATATGTGGTGAGATACTATTTATGAGTGGGTGGGGGCTTTTTTTGCCCTCTCCCTTCAGGTATTGCGACGTAATGATTTAATCACTACCTTTGCTGTACATAAAGCCTAGGTCACCGTTATTCCATTGTGTTTAATGTTATATCGGCTACTGATTATAAAATTTGACCAGGCCAGAGCGGGGAGCGATAGTTGTTGCTCCTCGTTCTTCTTTTTTAGTGGTAGTTAAACTGCCCCTTTCCAAGCAATCTAACAGCGCAGTAGTAGATGTAGGCGAGAGCCAAGAACCAAGCCTGACTACCAACCTTCTCATCCTTGAAGTAATCTAGTGAGTGTCGCACCATATCTTGATACAAGCGCACATCTGCACGCTTGCGGTCATCTTCGTTACCTCCCAGCAGATATAACTCATCGTGAAGCACGCAAGCTGTTTTGAAGAACTCATGATGCGGAGGCCTAATCCAAGATAGCCATCCATCCATTGCGCCACAACCTTTACTGCCTTCCTTCATGGCTTTCGTTGTTTAGAGGTTCTGCAGGGGACGTCTGCTCGTAGCTAGCCCACTTAATGCCATCTTTCTTTAGCCAATACTTGGCGAGTGTCTGAGTGATGTAGCCAACGGTTGAGAGATAGAATTCCGTAAGCTCTTCAATGGTCTTAAACTCATGATATACAGGGTGCGTGTCATCCCCAAACTTAAAGGTTACAGGCAAAGTACCATGAGCACCTTTCAACTGCATAGCTAGATCAAAAGCGGCCTTATAATTCAGCTGGTTCTCTTGCGACAGCCATACCTTCGAACCCTTCCATTCAAAGCCCGACAATATCTCTGCATCAGCTTCAGCGTTGAAGTAAGCGGTTATTAGAGCCTTGACATCTTCAAGCGTTGGCTTGCCTATTCTCGTCTCCTCGCAAAGGGTGTCGCCATCTATCCAACGCACCGCCCACTTATCGGTATAGGGGTTGAGAAGTTCGAGGGCGTCAAAATGACTGCCCTCTGCGTATTGCATTTTAGTTATCATAGTATAGATATTTAGAAGTTAAATGGCACTGCTAGGAACTGCTGGAGGTCTTGCATCACCTCGATGTCATCGCTGTAGGCTATTCGGGTAGTTCTATTCTCAGCACTCGAATTAGACCAGTCCATTAAGGGCAGAAGGACTCTTCCCATATTCCATGTTTGCCGATACTTATTGTTCCCCTCCTCCCCGATAAGGAGCTCACGATTGTTCCCATTGCCAATATTGGTAAACATACGTGATTGGAACGCCCCATAGAACTGCGTTTTACTATTCTGCGTATTGGTCGCTTTTGTGACGTCGGCCAAGTCCATAAACCGCCCAAAGTGAGTACCTCGGACTTGCTGACCCCAACCTCTAGTGACCTGCATATAACGACTCTCACCCTCTGCATTAGTAACTTTCCAATAGTTGCCTTCATTATCTCCTAGCGTGGTTGTGACACCGCCGTCAAGGTACTGCGAATAACCACCAGAGAGACGCCTGTACCCCATCAGTATTTGGCTATTCTTGTTATCAGTGTAGGTGCTTCGCTCGGTAACCAATCCCCCTCCACTGTCTACTCTGTAGCGAACGCCCTCGTCACCCCAAATCTCAGAGTCGTTCATCCCTGATTGGAGGTAGGGAATGATAATCTGAACGTAACCACCGATTTCCGTGCGATAGTTATTCCCAACGATAGCCTCAGGACACCTCGTGCCATACTTAAACATCGCAAGATTGGCGATATCCTTGTGTTCTTCATAAGTGATTGGGTGCATACCTCTGCCAAGAAGTGACGACCTTAGCTGAGCAAGCGACAATCCATCCACCTCTGCATTGTCGTTAGCTTGATCGACAAATGAACCGAACTTTGAATTGCGCAGGATACCCTTCATTACCCCAATAAGGCAAGGCTTGTGTTCTACCCAAAATGGCTCGCAATCCTCGACCTTGCTTGAGTTGGTTAGCACCACATAGTGGTTAGCGTCATCGATTGCCTTACGCACTGTGAAGAGAAGCGTCTTTGCGCCTGCTGGCACGTCAGCAATATAGTACATGCCATCATTGAAGTAGTCGTTTGTTGGCTCAACAAGCACAGCACTGAGCAACTTGCCAGCCTCATCGTAGAAGCCTGCGCCTATACCATTCACCCCTAGAACGGAGTTAAATCTAACTCTCTTGTACGATGACAATTCATTTAGGCGATAGCTGTTGTATGTCCTATTTTCAACGATTGAAGCACTCATCGTGCTAATAGGCACTATCGCCTTATCTGGCATCTTGGCGATGTCTGAATGGCGCACAACCTTAGTCTCTCGCTGGTCGTAATCATCAGGCTTAACAACACTAGCGAAGCAGGCATACTTCTTCTTACTCTTGATGTCATTTACCCCCTTGTACCAATACCTAGGCTCGAATATAAACATATCACCCTCCTCGCCATTTGTACGTGCCTCAGTGCTATTAAACACGTCTTTCTTATCAGCATAACGCCTCCAGTCGTTGTGCTGGAGAGGGAAGATTTTCATCTTGCCCTTCTCGGCTTGCTTACCCATACAACCGAAACGACTATCAAGTATCTTCTTAATGTGGGCTGACACCTCGTAAGCCTTGCCAAAGCGAGCACCTGTCTGATTGTCTAGGTTGCTGATGTTGGCTGACTCGGTGATGTTGTCGTCCATCTCCAGAACGGTATACTGAGGTTGTCTAAGGGCGAGTTCTGGGAAGTGTCTCTGATAATCTGCAAATACAGCATCATCGATATACTTTGTAAGTTGATACCTGCCCACTAGCGCACAGTACTCAACAGCCGAACCACGAGCGTCCAAGCCCTTAACTAACATTAGCCTCTTGAGTAAAGCGTCATCGCCTTTGATATCGATGCCCTCGATGCGGAGACGCTCTAGATTTGTCATCTTCTCTAGTAGAACATTGTAATCGAGCTTAGCGCAATGAGCAAAGTCAAGGCTGGTGATGCTAGACCAATCAACCACAACAAGACCACTCATCTCTAGAAGGGGAAGTGAGCGCAATCTAAGTTGTCGAAGCGAACTAGGCAGTGTGAGCTTCACGAGTGGAGCACCCTCGGCAATACGCACGCTTTGAACTGCTGTACCGCCAAGGAGTAGTTCCGCAAGGCTTGTCTGATTGCTTACGTCGAAGCTAGTAGCACCTGAGCTCTCTGTACCGCTGACAGCCCTTTGCCCTGTAAGGTCAATGCGCTTAAGCGTGGTGCAGGCCCTAAGCATCATGTACCACGGTGTAGGATTAGCACTCGTTGTTGGCGCAACGAGCTCCTCCAATATCTTACAGCCGGCTAAGTTCAAGCTACCCTGCATGAATGGTGCAGTTGAGCCTAAATCTAACTTGCGCATACGACTTGCCCCTGCCAGACGTATAGGGTCATTCTGACTGATTGCATCCTCAAAACGCAGGGTCAGTGTCTTACCTGAAAGCACTTGCTCATATTGGCGAGTACCGCCGTTTTGAGTTGCCCAGCCAAAGAAGTACTCATCCCCAGCCGTCACCTGCATAGTAGTTAAGCCTTGGCTCTTGCCGACATAGCAAGGGATGTTGTCCTTACGTATTGCATCATCAGGGTTGTAATAGGCATCACGAAGGGAGAAGCGTCTATCGATGATATCCGCCTTTACCGCCTCCATTGTGCCGTCGAGGGCAAATACATAGTTCATCGTACCCTTGCCGTTATAATCGGTGTACGTTGGCTTGAGGTACTTAACTATGTTACTCTTATTGTGGGTGCGCTCTGCCCAATCTCTGAGTGGGCTATTGAGGTACTCAGTAGCCGTTTTGTTAGTAAGCACCGAACGCATCTTTTGAGCTATTGCCTTCATCTCCACTTCTAGGTTGGCAAGCACCAAGCACCATAGAATTGAGTTATGCCCCTCAAAAGCATACTTACTACGCTCTGCATCAAATGTATCACGGCTTAGCGAGTAGTCGTAGGCAAGCATAGCATCATTACGCTTACCCATAGACGTGTCTCCGTCGTAGTAGGTGTACCACCACACACGACCATCCCACGTACGGAGGAAGGTATTCTTGGCTCTCTGGTCTACTGCCATCAGGTAGTCAGTCCACACATACCAAGCGCAGAGGTTGGCCACTGAGAAGTATTGCGACACCTCTCTCTTGAATTTGTCGCTCTTAAATCTTGCCTTGACCTCGTCAGTACTCATACGACTTGGGTCTACCCCCTGAGGCGTACAATCCTTTACGAACTGCATCAAACGTATTACTGCCTGTTTGATGTTGTCAGGGGCTGTTGTCTCTGCAGTCTTGCCGTTCCACTCGTAATCCTTTTCAGGGTACAAGAACTCAAAGGAAGCGTCAAAGCCGTTAGCATCAGCCTTAGCTAGCTGAGTTGCCACGTCCTCTGTAAACTTGAAATTCGCCACAGCATTAGTGTTATTAATGCCTTCAAGAGCTATTTCAGTACCGTCCTTTTTACTTTGCCCAAAGATATAGCCACTCTTAGATTTATCGTTGTTAAACTGAGCAGTGCCACAAAAGCGTTGCGCCTCCTCGCTATTGCCAGCGGTGAAGACAGAGCAGGCAATACCATCGAGGGCTGAGCGAGCCGACTTGTCCGCTTGCATCGCAGGGGTCTTGAGCTCGGCTATCTCCGTGCAGAGCTTGTTCCATAGCTTTGCGCCACCCGTGTTGTTTTGCAATGAGCTATCTGCGTAGTCTACCTTGATGTTTATTAGTTTCATAGGCTTTGCGCCTTCACGCATTACATAGGCGCGGTCTTCAACTAGTTCCCACACATCTTTATCGCCCTTGCCTACGTTGCGGTAAACTTTGCTCTCGGTACGTTTCTGAAGTTCAAAGCGTAGGTTCTTCACGGGGTAAGTTGATGTTGATGTCCCCTGACGTCTCACCGTGATGTCTGTAGCCTTAAGGTCGTAGGCTCTACCGTATGGAGAGCGGAAGATGATTTCTGCGACATTGTGGCGAGTCTTCGTGTCTGTCGATACACCCCAAACGCTTTCAAGCCCTCCATCCATGATTACCGACAAAACGCCCTTACCTTGTTGTACTAGCTTCTGCAGTGAGATGTCTCCAGTATCAGAGGATAGAACGTCGTTACGCTTTTGTAGCTCAAGCATCTCGTCTAGCTCTTGGCGGTCAGTAATGTAATTATTCAACACCTCATCATCACTAAGAGCAGTGTTGTAAATTCGCAGAGAACGCACGTCGAGGTCTGCACCTGAACTATCAAATACAATGTCTTGAGGTGTGCGCTGAGAGAAGGCTGTATCCGTGTAGACGTCAGCCTTGCTAAGCACACCATTAATATATAAGCTCACCACTCGTCTATCCCTCTCTGGGGTGATAACGATTGCGAGCTGATAAAACACACCTGAAGCAAGAGGCATCTTTAAGCCTAGGTCACGAGTGATGGTTTCGCCCTCCTCACTTCTAAACTGAACGCTACCTCCAAATGGCATTACAATGCTGTGAGGCATCACGGCAAATCCAGCAAACGCACCCTGCTTATGCCCTTCAGCATCGAAGCAAGAGAAGACAGCCTTGTCGTTATGCCTTACGCTTGTTGTACGAAGCTCGCAGATAATGGTCACGCCTGTAGCCTTGGCATCACGCTCAAAGGGCTTGTAGTGAACAGTTGCTTTTGCGCCTCCCATGAGGTGTAGATTTGACGCTAGCCAACCCGAACTAGAGAAGTCTACACCCTCAAAAGTCGTTGTTGCCGTACCGCTCGTCCATTCGTTTCTGCTCTCCTCGCTGTTACTTCGTCCTTCGGACAATAGTTCAAGAGCAGCACCTTCCTTAATGCCTAATCCGCTAGCGGTGTTGGCGACAACTTCAATGCCGATTGTCTTCTCCTTACCCTCAAGTGTATAGACGTAAGAACTAGTGCTTGCACGCATCATGCGTTCAGTGTGTCCTTGATAAACTTTGACAACTGCGACACGCTTACCATTTGCCGACATCGTGTTTACTCCTGCATTGGTGCTACGGGCTATGTACTCCCACGAGATACCTGTGTACTGCTCCCCGAGTAGTGTAGGTATTTCGCTCTTGGCGAATATGCGCCCATCGCTACGACTGAAAAGCACCCCAATAAATGGGGCTTCACTGCCAGCCTTGAGGAGGTCAAAGTACAAGCTATTACTCTTGATGCCGTCAGCTGTAGCCACCGCCTGAATGCTGTGTGAGCCAGATGACAAAGTCCTCAATGGAAGGCTAAAGGTCTGACGCCCCCCAGCACTTGTAAGGGGCTTACTCTCGTGTAGTTCGCCATCTATATATAGAGATAGCTCCTTAGCACTACCACGCACAGAGAAGATTGCCGAGAGATTTTCAGCAACACCACCGCCAGCAATGAATGCTTCTACCTCTGCCTTATTGTATAGTGAGAGCTTGAGGTCAATGACAGACAAGAATGCCTGAGCCTTACGTGTCTTGAGCTGTCCGTCTTCTTCATATTCGGCTGTGAGAAGAATGCTGTAACCGTCAGCCGTTGTCAAGTACTTGCTGAGGTCAAGTGTTGCGGTTGTGCCATTAGGCGTAGAACCTAGCGCAATGTCCGCAATGGTTGTTACGCCTCTTTTGAGCAAGATATTTAGTCTTGCAGGCGTTCCGTCTGGTTCACCCTCTACGAGGTGATTGTAAGTATAGGTTAGTACAACCCTATCGCCTAGCTTCACTCTGTTGCTTGTTAGCTGGGTGATTAGCTGTGTCTTTGTTGAGCGTGTAGAACCACCGCCACCACCTGCACCACCAGCGACAACAAACTCAGTTACCTGAACGCCGTTTCGTGATAGTGTAACTTTGGTGCCGTCTTCCGTCTGCTCCGTATCAGCATCTAACGTCAGCTTACGTAATTCCTCAACAGCTTGCTTAACGGCTCTCGCGCTAATTGGTTGTGCGCTGTCCTCGATAGAGTCTGTAGCGGTAACATCAGGGAGTTGTAATTCTACTGTACTTGTGTGCGTGCCATCAGAGATACTGACTTCTGTTGCCCCAGTTGTCTCGTTTAGCCGGCTAGTAATCTTGTATGGCTCTTGCCGTGGTGTGGAGAAGGTTACAGAGCTATCCGTCTGCCCTCCATGAAGGGTAATCGTTGTGTCTCCGCTGTCGTCTGCACGACTAACTGATAGGCTATAATTAGGTAGACTTGACTTGAGCGACTCAATCGCTTTAGCTTGCTCACGATTAAAGGTGTTAATCGCTTGCGTTTGCTCATTCTTAAAGGTCTTAAGGCTCTCTGCTATCTCCGTACCCTTCTCGTTAATAGAATGAACGGCTGTATCTAATGCATTTTGAACATCATTTTTAATGCCTTCTAACGCAGTTTTAAGGGCTTCTTTGCTTACGAAAGCATCCTCAACTTTGCCTAGGCGTTGCTCAATGGCTGTATAGTCGTGGCGCATCGCTGTGCCTATGCGAGCGATTGATGTCCAACCGCTACCCGTCCACATCGAGACAAGTCCGCTGTTAGGGTCACTCTGAGCTCGCTCCTCGCTATATATCGCCACAAGGTTGCCTCTGCGAAGAGGCTTACCACCATCACCAATAGGCTCTGTGTCTGCCTGCATTGCTTCAAGTGTGGGGTAAACCTTGCGAATGCCCAGCGTTGAGCCGTCACGCTCTGAACTTTGTGCGTATAGGGCAAGGTCAGCGATTAATGCGCCCACCTCCTCAGGTGTGATTGAACCTGCCTCAGTCTTTGCAGATAGCTGGTCAGCACGATTCTTAATGTCTATTAGTGTTGCCATATCCTAGTATGCGAGCTTTGAGAATGTATAAGAGCCAGCAGGCAAAGCTTTGATTTGATTTCCTGAGCTATCGAGAATAGACATACTTCTAACGGAAGATCCAGCAACGGCCAAATAGCTGATATACATCACAACATCAGAACCGTCAACCAATACCTTCCAACTAGACGAAGAGCCGAGAGAGGACAAGACATTACATAAGTGTCCATTATGATTTGTAACACCTTCAACGACCTTAAAACTACCATATACCAGAGAGAAACCAGCAAGCTTAAATCTATTAATATGAAGATCGGATATTCCACTACCTAAAGAGTTCGCTATGACCGACGAAGAGCTAATTAGACTATCTCTCACCTTTTGTCCTACTCCAGAATTTATTCGCCTGCGATTGCCTATGTCAAATATGGGTAAAACCTCTTTACCTTCAGGAAGAATACCAGCCTTTACTTCTGCCTTATACACACGTTGCGTAGGATAAGATGTTGCATTAGCAAATACTTTGTTTGCTCTATCCTCAGGAGTCAATTCAATGTAAACAAAGGTGTTGTTAACATCTATATCGGTATATCGGAATGAACCAGCAGGCAATAATGCTATCTTGCCATCTATGCAAACGTTTAAATCTCCCCACGCTAAGCTTTCACCATTAGATGAAATTATATCAGGATTATTGCTTAGCACGCAGTTTCCCCACGGAGAGGCAAGTGCTTTGATTGCGTCAATGGTAGATGTTTGCATAAACTCGAGGTCGTCGAGGTTGAGGGGTTGCCCACCCTCAGAGAATAGTAGCTTATTCATAAGTATAGTATTGTATCGTGTATTTTCTGCCTGCTGGTCGATAGAGCTCAATCAGCCGTGTAATCTCGTCTTTATATTTTTCTAAGTGGTCAGGCAAATGAATGGTGAAGTCTGTTTTATTGGGGTTCTCATTGCCATAGTACAGCGTCTGGGGTAGCTCCAGAGCCCCAGCACCCTCACGCTCATAGTAGAGGTATAGGGTCTTATCCTCAGACTCGGTGATGTACACATCACCACTGTGGAGGTGATATTTATCTATGATTGCGCCTTCAATAGCTCGCACTTGCCCTGAAGGCAATAGAGCCTTGTTACTCTGCGCACGCAGGTCTTGAAACTCACGCACGAGGCGCACGAGTGGGCGCAGGAGTGCACGGACAAGAGCCATCAAGAGACTCTTGCGCAGTAGCGGAGGTGTCATCTCCTCGGCGAATTTCATTATGTCAAAATGATACCAGCTCATTGTTTTATCTTGCTATTTTCAATATCAGACTGCTTTGTCTTGGAGAGGGTAGAACCTGCCCAGCCTTGAAGACCAGCCTTGAATGACGAGCCTCCGTCATTGGGAATTGTAGGGGCTGACTTGATAGCCTGCTTGAGATTGTTAATATCATCTTCTAAGGCATTGAGCTTCTTCACGAGCGAGGGGACAAGGACTAACCCTCCCTGCTTACCGCCGTGTATGGTGATTGTATCTACCTTATCCATCAATAAGAGGGCGAGTTGCCCAAAGTCGTCAGAGAGAGCTCCAACGATGACCGCCGAGCCGACAGCAGGTACTAGGATTAGCTCGCTATCCTCGTCTGTTGTGCTTGCTCTGAGTCTCACATCTGGCACATCTAAACCATCTATCTGAACAGTACATGTCTTGCCCTCTACGCTTTGCACGAAACCCTGATACAATGAAGCCTTACGAGACTTGAGCCCTGACAGGTGCTGTGCTAATTGGCGGTAACTATCCATAGATGTATCTTATTGTACTGCCTAGAGATGGTGCTACGAAAGCACCTCCACGAGAGGAGTAGTTGTTTCCTTGTATCTCTTGAGGAGTGCCACCGTCCGCTGTTGCGCTACATGCCCCCAGCATGACGTCAATGACACCATCAACAGCTTGTATGGCATCTATTAGCTTTGTCTTGTTAAAGACTCCTCCGTATGTGATGCCCTTAAGGTATGCTTCAATAGCTTCTTCAACGGGCTTCTTACCATCCGATATGCGAGTACCATCAGGCAGGTAAACGAGAGGAGAGCAAACCACAGATACTTGTATGCTGAGGGTGTCAGCTGGTAGGCTTTTGATACTGATAACGACCCCAGCCATCTTAATAGAGGTCATGTAAGCCTTGAAGGCTCTTAGCTCATCTTCACTAAGCCGTGTTGGCACTCCTGCATTGTCTTTAGCTACGAGCACCTGAATGCTACCTCCTTTATCTGTTACAGACGCATAGCGCACGATGCGCTTATCGGCGTTAACAATTGGATAGTGCCACTTAAGTGTAGTCTCATCCAACTTCAGCTCATCGCCCATTTGGAAGTTGAGGGCTTGTCGATAGTACCATGGCACAGTCGCCACGACAGACGTCTCAATCTGCTTCATGACATCCTTGCGGAACTCGTCAAAGATGCGTTCTAAGACATAGTGCGCTGAGGCAACGATAAAGAACAGAAGCCTCTCGATGCTCACAACTGAGAACTTCTGATTAAAAGTATCACCATCATTAAGCTCATACTTTACCCTTATTGTAGGGTCAGCCATAAAGGCATCTGTCATCTCCTTCTTAATATCTTCAAGTGTACGCATTGCATTACATGAATGTTAGGTTAAAGGCATCTGCGAATATCCTCATGTGCCGAGCCTCGGCAAACCCTAGGGTCGCAGGTGAAACACCCTCACTATGGCAGTAGCCCGCCATTGGCTTGTTGTAATCACGCTCAGCCTTGAGAGTCGCACCCAAGGGTGGAAGACTTGTCATTGACACCCCTAGGGCTAGGCTTAGGTCAATAGCACTTCGCCAATCACCCGAGAGCTCGACACCGACATCCCACCACGTCTGTCCAGACTTCACAATCGTCTTATCCATATCTTAAAACAGATAGCGAAGAATGCCACAATAGCAAGTATTACGAGTAGTGATGCCGTCGCTTTATTAATAAATGAGCGCAGGGCATTAGGAGGCTTTTCGACGTACACAGTGTAAGGCACGCTATCCACACGAGAGATGTAGACGGTGTCATGAATAGAGAAACGTTTTGTCATCACATGCCAGCGATCACGAAAGACCGTATCGCCTCTCCTCTCGATGAGCACGCTGTCGTGCAAGTAGATGCTGTCTCGCTCAACTCGCAGGCGGTCACGCCACTCTGTGCGCACTCGCTCTTGCTCGACAACCTTCACACGAGACGAACACGACCAGAGTAGGAGTAAGATTATTAGTAGTATGATATTCTTCATGATTATTGTTCTGTTGATTGTGCTATTGCTAGTGAGCGATTAAGTGCTTGCAGGACGAGCTTCTCCATCTCCGCCGTGTCAGCTTTCTCCATCATCATTACCTTCATCGTTTCGATGAGCTTACCTATGGAGATGGTGATATTAGTAGGACGAGATCCCCCCGTGGCGAGTGCTTCGCCCGTCTTTGTTCCCTTGCCGTGGTGACCTTTGCCATTCTTTTTATCCGAGCCTTCACCTATAGCTGTCCACTCGGTGCGCACTGAACCCTTCTGACTAGGAGTCTTTATAGAGCTGTCTTCTTTAGACTTCTTGGCGTCTTTAGCCTCCTCTTTCTTCAGGTTCTTCTGCCATTCACCCTTGATATTATGGACAACCTCCTTCGACGCCTTAAAGGCTTTCGTGGCACTGTCCTTGCCCATCAGATTGCCTACACCAGACTTGAAGTCGGAGAATGCACCAGAGAAATCTCCCTTAAAGAGCTTTACAAGAGCTCCAGCAATCTTGCCTAAGCCTGCAATCATCTCTTTGATTCGGTTGACAACATACTCTTTAATAATGTTCCCAAATTGCTTCATCGTGTCCCACATGGTAATCAGGAAGGCACGAAATCCTGCGAACTTATTCCAACAGTATACGATGACAGCAATGAGCGCACCAATACCGACAATGATTAAGCCGATAGGGTTAGCCGTCATTACGAGATTGAGCATTGTCTGCACAGCTGTCCACGCATTCATAACCGCTATAACACCTTGCACAAGACCATAGTAAATAGTCAGAGCTATTGTCTTAGCCTGAATGAGTAGAGTTAGCATCCCGATTATACTCCCAACGAGCATCAACTCATCCTTCCACTTAATCATCCACTCAACAGCTGACTTAACCCAGCCCACACCCACCACAATCCAATCAAAGAGCGTCTTGAGTACCTGTGAAACGTAAGGGATAAACCCTGCAATGTTGTCCACGACCGACTTGAGAATGGGTTCTATCTTCTGGTATAGACCAACCGCCATTTCTTGGATATTATCTACAAGGCTTGCAAATCTCCCTGCTAAAGTCTTGCTTTGCCTATCCATCATGCCATAGAACTGCCCACCCTCTTGCGTGGCGTGCTGGAGTGCCTCTGCTACGTGTTGAGAGGTGATAGCACCCTTACTCATAGCTTTCTGCAACTCAGCGTAAGTCTTCTCGGGGTGCATCTTTTGGAGTTCTTTGAGCGGATTGAAGCCTGCATTAATGAATTGCAGATTATCCTGACCAGACAGTTTGCCTGCGGCCGAGACCTGCCCCATAACAAGTGAAAGCCCATCGAGCTTCTCCTTCTGCCCTCCAGAAATATCTCCAAGCTGTCGGAGATAAGTCATCACCTTGTCCGTTTCGACACCAAAGGCAAGCATCTGTTTGGCGTTCTCGGTTAATCCCATTTTATCGAATGGCGACTCCTGACCAAATTGTGCTATCTCTTTAAGTATCTTGCCAGCTTTCTCTTCATTTCCGACAAGAACGCTAAACGCCGTACTTGTCATTTCTGCCTCGCTCCCGAGTTTGGCGATAGCCCCAACCCCCCCAGCAATGAGGGTGTAGGGATTCATAAGGAAGCTCATCCCGGGGATAGCCATCAGCGACGAGCCTAGATTCTTCAGACTAAAAGCCTGACGAAGGGAGGAGCCTATCGCCACAGCACTATTACCTATTTGTCTGAGGTCATTATTTGTCCGTTGCGCCACACCTCTCAAGCCCTCGAGAGAAGACGACACCCTCGCCACACCTACTTGTATGGCGGAGGTATCACTCCTGAGTTTGATTAGAAATTCAAGTACTTTGCTCATCGTATAGCATTGCTTTTAGCTTCTAGTTTGCGAATTTCCAGAAGGTGGTGCATCTTGAGTGCCCACACCTCATCGGGGAGGTCTGAAACGTTGATGCCGAGGTAATATTCCATGAGGGTATCATAGTAAACAATACCCTCCGTGCCGACAACCTCTACCTCGGCATCCTCTAGAGCTTTTTTATTTCTGCCTCCTTCACCTTAATGACCTCATCCATCTTGGCAACAACAGCCATAAACAACTCGTCGTCATCCTTGATGTCTTGATCGCCATCAACCCAGAGCTGGGCAAGCATAGCTTCACTCATGCGAATTGGGTCTTTGATGGAAGATACGTAAGATAGTGTCTGCCTTGTTGGCTTGTGAAGCAGACAACTCTTGTCATCTACTGTAATCAGGTATAGGTCTCGATACTTAGCCTTGTAGTCCTGTATCTGTTCTTCTGAGAATGTCATTTTAATGCTATTTTAATAGGGGTTAAATACGCTTCTTGTCCATAAAGATTATGGGCAAGCTCTTTTCTTGAAACTTGTCGCCCTGCTTCCATTCTGTGGCGTCTTCAGTGAACTCCACATGGTGTAGTGTATCGGTGACCATGAGGTCTCCCTTGCTAGGATTACCATAGGAAACCGTAATCTGGAGCACTCTTCCGTTGAGGATACTTCCACCCATCGATAGGCGAAGCAACTCATACTCGCTTTGCGTCATGGTTAGTGCTCCTTCGTAAGAGATGTTACCTTTCTGAATGCTGTGAGGCTTGTTGCCCTTCGCATAGAGAGCTTCCTTCTCTTGCTTCTCCGAGTACTTGATACCTCGGAAGCCCTTAACGTCACGACCAGCGACAATGAGTGTTATGTCACTCCATTCGTATTCTCGTGTGTCAAACATTATTCTTCAGTCTTTACATTAGTTACTTGGAAGCCAAGATTGACATCAATGTAGCGAGCATAGCCGTGTGGGCGAACCTTTAAGCTAATCTCAATTTTCGAGCTTGACACTACATTTTGCTTAGGGTTAATGAAGACCTTACAGCCTGAGCCCTCCGAGCTTGACAGCTCACTATTAGCCGTCATCGCCTTGTTAATCTCCGCTTCAAGTTGTGACTCCCAGCTTTTAAGAATGGGAGCCTGCATAGTACCGTCCTCATTTAGCTCAATCTCATCTAGCATCTTATCTAGAAGAGTATTATAAGCAATGCGATACGCCTTGTCAATTACTCGACGATTGGCTATCTGCGCATAGTCATCTGTAAGAGCTGTAGCGAGGTTGTCATCAGCGAAGAAATAGCCTGTGCGCCCAACGTAACGACGGATAGTGATGTAACGCTTTTCATTGAGTGCAACCACAGCACTTTGCTTCTCTTCAATGCGCTTACCTCCTAGATAGAAGGCGTCACCTTTGAGGGCTCCATCAGCTACACGGCCAATATTGCGATGCACAGGCTTTGAAGCGATGCGCCCAGCGAGTACTCCGATGCAAGAGCCCTTGCTATCATCTGTTTTACTGCCGACAAGCACCCCCACACGGTTGTACTTTGCTTGGGCTAGGTCTTTCAAATTCTCACCCGTGTAGCCTCGTCCATCAACAACAATAAAGAGTGGAGCGTAAAGAGAGGTCGTAGCCCATTCGGCTAGCTCTTGTGCAGGCTGTAGCGTTGCCAAGGTATCAGGAGATAAGCCATCTGTAGCTTGCTCTGAGTCACCTGCAGGTGTGGACACGAAGACCGCACGAAGAGCTCCGCTGTGTCGCTCGATCACCGAGCGCACAACTGCGCCATCTTCATTTGCACAGAGTTCTGCCATCTTCTTAGAAGCATCAACACCAACAACAACTAGATTAGTGCCTTCTTCTGATTCACGATAGAAGTCATGAACAGCTTCTGTAAGAGCAGGGTTGTTCTCCTTCGTTACGCCGAGCCCTGTAAGTTCTGATTTCTTATTGATGAAATAGCTCTTACCTAATTCAAAGGTGCTATTTACAGCTGTTGCACCGATAAGGAGGGCTACAAGACCGTCGGGGCTTACCCCGACAGTACCCAATTGCCCCTCCAGAAAGTTGATTTTAATTCTTGGTAGCATAATCTTTACTAGTTAGCTGTTGCCTCAGCAAGGATGATCACGCCCTTCTTATCTGCACGGCGTGGTCCACCACCTGTGCGTACTAGGAAGGAGTAGATATCGCCATAGTATTGAGGATTTTTCGTCGAGTCAAACATCTCCATATCACCGATGGCACGAGATACGCAACTTGAGTGCCACGCTAAACCAGCACCGCACTCACTAGCCTCATTCGTATCACCTCCATAGAGTACTGTTTCACCATCAGACTTTATGCGTAATACGCTACTGCGCTTTAGGATGTTGATGCCGTAGAGGTTACCTACGATCCCCTTCTGTGCATCCGCACTTTGGAAGAAGGCGTACTTGTCGCTTTCGGCAAGGTCTGCTAAAAGATGAGCATACATATGAGCATCGAGCAGAAGATAACGTCCTTCTTCTGGTATCTCTTGGCTGTCAAATTCTGTCATAATAGCCCTCACATCATCTCTGGAGATACTCTTACGCTTACCCGTTGCCGATTTGTGCGTGTGTGGAGCAACCTCCTTACCCGTCGTCTTGATGATCGTGCCAGCACCCTTTGCCCAGCGTTCAAGCACATTTACGTGTGCCACTCGGCTGAGCTCGTCGCGATCATTTTTTATGACAGACTTGCGCTTGTCATACGATAGCTCAACGGTCTCAATGTGTGGAATGTAAATCGGATCAGTCGTGAGCTCATCAATCCCATACTCAATAGCACTATCTATGCGCTTGTGCACCTCCTGAGCTGAGCTAACGGTTCGGTTAACCACCACATTGCTAGGTGCACCTGCGTTAGGAATGTGAACCCTATTGAACTCTACAAAGGTTGAGTCATCAATGGACTTAACCACAAAGCTGTTGTCGGGGTAGAGGTTTTCTTGAATGTCCCTCAACCATACTTGTACATTTACTGCCATGTCTTTCAGTTAGTATTAGTTAAAATTGATATTCAACGCCAAACTCCTCCTTGTAAGCCCTTGCGAAGCCTTCCTTATCAGCGGTTTTGAATTCGTTGAGAAGTCCTGCCTTGTCTAGCTCTCCCCACGTCTTGCCAACGAACTTGTTTACAGGGCCACCCGATTGGGTGAATTCCTTTGCAGAGCGGAAGCCTTGAGGCTGAGCCTTGGGGAGGCTGTTCAGAAGAGCCTCTGTCGCACTTCTATCTGCGTTCAAGAGTTTAGCATAGTGTGGCTTTTGCTCCTCCGTGATACGGCCGTCAGAGACTGCACTATTTAATAGTGCCTCTACCTCCTTAGCCTCAACATCTGCGAGCTTTGCCTTAAGAGAAGTAACAGCCTGCTCACTAGCTTCAAGTTTGGTTGCCTGCTCTTTAAGTAGAGCAGTTACATCTGCCTCTGTTGCGTTCGCAAAGGCAGGGATTTTACGAATGTCATCTAATAATGCCATGTCTTTGTTGTTATGATTTTGAATACTTTCTAATCTATTGTTAAATGCCGTGTAGACATCTTCGGTGGTGCTCTCTTCATTGACGGCTGGAGCATCATCTAAGTCATGAATGCCGTCTATAATCTTCATACTAAGAGCTTCAGTCGCCGTCATCCAATGGTCTTTATTGTCTTCGAAATAAGCGGTCAACACCTCCTCTTTCTTCTTACCTATGCGACCAGCGATCATCTCGGCTAGCGTACCTTCTAATTGCTCTATGAGCTCAGCAGTTTCT